GGTGTACCTGACTTGTATCCAATTAGGAAATGTTGTCGTACTTTACTGTTGACTGTGAAGCTATAAGCGCCTGATGCACTGCTCGTAGTTTCTGTTATGAATGCTTTATCTAACGTTCTGAAAAGCTGCACTGTACAGTTCCCTATTACATCACCACCTGCATCTCTCGTAATGTCTGAAATCGTATAGGTTCCGATAGTGAGAGTAAAGTTTCTATCGACGTACGCAACAATTTCTGATTCTTCAGTTCCCCAAGCTCCATGAGCAGGCTCAGGACTAACATATTTGCCTACTATTATCAGGTCAAAATATGCCGTGCCAGTTCCACCGTCATGTTCAATTCGTATTTTATTCACGGCAGTTACAACATTGTTCGCATTAGTCGTAGTTGTAAGTGTCTTTTCAACATCATTAATCCAAACTTTATGTGCAGATACTGAAGTCAAAGCTACTTTTGCTTTATACCAAGTGCCAACAGCAGCTCCTGACTCAATGTTCTCCCAAGCTGGACCTGACTTCAAATGTTTAAAATAGCCACCATATCCAAGGTTAAACCCAGTAATTTGTGTAGTGCCCTCATATAAATAGAATTGGTTGTTCCAGTAAGTTTCAGTAGTAGTAACCCTAACGTACATTTGCACAAAAACCTTGTAAGCACTAACAGTTACTGAATGGTCTCCTTTTTGATGGTCTCCCAGAGCTTGAACGGCTTTTGCTCCCTCTTTTACCACTGTTGTTTGAACATCAACTGAAGTGTCTGCAGTCCAAGTATTCTGTCCATTCAAGTCTCCAGTGTTAAGAGCATTGAAATCGTCAAAGAAAATAAATGTGGTAGGCCCGTTGCTTGTTGTCGTAGCGTCTGCTTTGCCATAGTAAACGTAAATCGTAGCCGCAACTGTGCTTAAGTCGTCGGCAACCTCAACCCAAAAGACAGCATTATTACTATCAACCTTGCTTTCCATCCAGTAGTCAAGAAGTGTGGTTTGGTCATTATCAGTAAAGCGAACATCGCCAAAATCTGTCCTGCTGTGGCTGTTAAGGTAAACGTCTTTATCAGAATCCGTTCCGCTTCCATAATGGACTGTTATTTGTTTTTGATAAAGCGTCCCGGCTCCTGCTGCATAGTTGATTACGTGAGACTTGCGATAAGACCAGCCGGTTAGCCAAGCCATTAGCTTCCAACCAGATTTTTATCTGTCGTTCCAAACACATTCGGAGTGCCGTCTTTATATGCTCTCACGAAGTACTGTGTTGTGGTGTCTGAAACTGTAAAGCTGTAATTACCGCTTGCATCACTAGTTGTTGCAGCAATGAACGCTTTATCCGACGTTCTGAATAACCAAACAGTACTACTACCTAGCGGTGTACCATTTGCATCTCGTGTGATTCCTGTAATAGTGAAAGCTGGAGTTTCTTCGCTTCCCCAACTCGCATTAAGAGGTTCTGGGTCAACATATTTTCTTGTTCTCACCCATTCGAAAGCCATCTGCATAGAACCGCTGACGGTTTGGTCGCATCTTGCAGAAATAATTAAATAAAGCGGAGTGAAGCTAATAGTGTTGATGCTTTGATAGGCGTAATCGAAAAAGGATTTAATGGTCGTTCCAATTCTGCTTATTCCGTAAATATGATATGCAGTATCCCAAGCAGCAATCGTGGAAATACTGGTGTAAGTTCCACCCTCTTCTTTTCTAAACCAAAATTTGTATGCATCATCGGGGTCAGCACTTTCAGATACATAAATCCAATTAGTTGCATCGGCTTCATTTTGTGCTGTTGCTGATAATCTCAAAAGCTCCAAAACAGCTATTGCAGTGCCAGTGGCAGAGTCGATACTGAACTTACCTTCCGCGATAACGTTATCACCTATACTTCTGTATAGCATTTCTTCTCTGAAGAGAAGAGCCAAAGCACCAGCAGACCATATTAATTTAGAGCCTGTAACACTTTTCGAAATGTCTGCGTTATCAACGAAAGTCCAACTAGGCAAAGCTGGGTCGTCAAAATCATCGAAAAACACAAAGGTATTAGTCCCGTTACTCGTTGTTGTAGCTGTTGGATTTCCGTAGTAGATATAAATTGTAGCATTGGTTGTGCTCAAATCGTCTGGAATTTCAACCCAAAAAACAGCATTGTCACTGTCAACTTTCGATTCCATCCAGTAGTCAAGAAGTGTAGTGCCATCACTTCTTGTGAATCTTACATCGCCAAAATCTGTTTTGCTATGACTATTAAGGTAGACATCATCTCCTGCTGGTGGACCTTCTGCTAAACCCATTTTCCAATTGCTAAGCCCGTAATTATCTTTATTATCACCACCTTGATAGAACAAATACCACTTGTCGTGAAAGAACAGATTAGGCGTAGCAACATGATACTGGTCAAATGCTCCAACTACTCCACTTGGACTGAAGAAAGGATTACCAGAATATTTAGTAAATGCCGTAGTAGGCGATGTGTTATAAGCCATACCGTGTTTCCAAGGTTCGTTACCTGAACCACCATAACCTTCATAGATAAGTACATATTTACCTCCAATGTAGTAAATCTGGGAGTGCTCGATGTAAGTATCATCCCATTGCCCGCTTGCACCTCTGTCTAGAACATTTCCACTGACTTTTGTCCAAGTTACTCCATCAGAAGAAGTTGCTACTCTAATGCCTGGCAAAGTATCAGTCGAAGTTCGCCAGTTATAATACATGTACCAATGAGTAGCATCAACTCGAATCACTGTGGGGTCTTCAAGCTGTATTTCATCTCCGCTCGGCACCAGTATGGGATTAGAAGCACTTCTCGTAAAGCTTATTCCATCAGTAGAAGTTGCCAGACCAATTTGCGAGGTTCCGCCTCCTCCGATGTTTGGTGCTCCTTGATAATAGAGATAATAAGTTGAATCAACTTTGAAAATGTTACCCAATCTGATGTAACCAGAATCCCATTGACCAGAAGCAGGATTTGGAGTGAATACTGCTCCTTGTTTTGTCCATGTTGTCGGTGGATAAGTTTTTGGCGAAGTAGCGAGTCCTATTGCATTCTTTATAGTTGTAGCAAAACCAGTGTAATACATTCTTAATTCTGTAGCTTCTTCAATAACAACAAAATCACCAATATTAGTCCCTTCCCAGTCAAGTGTAGGAGACATGAGTGGATTACTTGCATTTCTTACAAAGTTAGTCAAGCATGAAAGAAATTGTTCCCAAGTTCCCGAAGAACCATAATGTGCTGTTATTTTCTTTTGATAGTTAGTTCCAGCTCCACTAGCCGCTTGGACAACGTGACTCTTTCTGTAACTCCAGCCTGTTAACCACGTCATACGGACCACCTACTTAGTTATCCCTAACAATTCAAGACTCAGTTGGTTGAACCCCATCGTTTTGAATGATGCTGTGTATCGCTTTACGTTTTCTCCGACTTCCAGTAATTCAACATGGTTTTCATCAAATATCATTCCGACTTGTTCTTCAACGACCGGTAGTGTAACAGTAAGCCTTTTACTGGGTGTCATGTGTGCGTATCCTATGCGTTGAGAGAAGAATTGCACTTTTGTGTCTTTGGGTTTTTCTAACGTAAACACTTTTCCATCAGCCTCTCTTACAACATCGACAGCGGTAATGTCTTCTTTATGTGGGACTCTTTTCCAAAGATTGTCCGTCATTTTGTACGTAGAGCCGTCACTATAATGGACGACTATCATACCAAGACCTCTGTAGAGATTTTATGCGACGGTCTGCCACCACCATTCTTCAGGAAACTTAGTTCCTGTAGCTGGTGCTGTAACAGGGTCTAACGTTGTTGTAGTTGTGTCCGGACCAGTTGGATAGCAAGCGAAAGATGATGTTTGTTCCGTCCATGTAGGTGCTGCTTCTGTGCCGGTATTCCAATACCACGTTACAGTCGGTGCTGTGCCTGTATATGTGTAGCGGCAAGTGTAGACGGGGTCATGTCCAGTAGTTCCACTTCCAGAGTCATACGGTACGTAGCATGTCACGACGAACCTTGCTTGGTTGCCAGCTCCGACAGCACCGAAGGAAACATAGTATGTGTCACCTTTCAACTGGAATGTTGTAGTTGTTTTTGTCTGCGCTGTCCAGCCTGTCGGCATTGTACCTGCGCCGGCTGTAGGAGCAACATTCGTAGCTGTTACTCCTGCACGAAGCCAGCTGTTCGCACCCATTTCAGTCGTGCCTGCTAGAATTTCTTTCGCAACTGTAGAATGTGCAGTCGTGTCCCATGCTGTAAGTCTTCCACCGGTAATGGCCTGAGAGAACTGAATTGCCAGAACGTTTGTATTCGTAGCCGTTGAGATGTCTTGCTGGTACGTTACAACTTGAGCATATGTTGCCATATTTCTTTACCTCCGACATCGTTTCGCAGGCTTTTCACCTGATTAGCCGACTTGCACGGTTCTTCAGGGAGGTTTACGTTTTAGCCCTTTCACGGGATGATTGAGGAGTAACGGGCTCTTCCGGCATCTTTTGCCTCTCCGTGAGTGCTAACACATCAAGTAATGTTTGGGCGAATTGTCCGGTGCGTCCTTTACCTTTGATTTGGATGAGTCGTGCAACCTGTTCATCTGTAAGCTGGTCTTTACCGACATACTCTCGGAGTTCATCGATTGTTTGCGTTCCAGTGGCTGCAAGAATTGCCATTTGTCTAACCAATTCTCCTCTAAGGATGTCTAGGACTAATGACAAGCGTAAGTCTATTTTTGTAAGGTCATCGGTTGACGTTTTGTACTTTTTCGCCAAATGAAGGCGAAGTAACTCGAGCAGCTGTCTTTTGATTTTATAAGCAAGATGGTCAGGCATTAAGATAACATATGATGCAACGACTAGTTCCGTTGCGTAAGTGCCTGTACCGACAGAAAATGCACCGATACCTTCTCTTATAGACTTGTTAATTTGGTCAATAAGGTCGTTGGGAGAGGCGTATGAAAGCTGTTTAGGTTCGACGTAATAAATTTGTTTAACGTTGCTGCCCACAACATACCCTTGGTCGACTTTCTTTTTGGAGATTTTAGTTGCATAGTCCTTTAAGTAGGTTTCAGCAGCCGCCGTAGCATTTTTTACTTGGTCTTCCCAAGTGGCACCTGCAAACTTTTCAGGCACGAACATTGAAGTGTCAAGTTCATGAACCTCTCGTGGGACATTGCGGTAGCGCCAAAGGATGTCAGCAATTCGTAAAGCTTGCTTCCATAGTAATGTAGTCCGCAAGCATTCAATCGGGGAATCTGACCAGACACCGAAAGTCCAGCGATTGAAAGTATCATAAACCTCTTCGGCTTCATCGTCTATTGAGAAGTGAAACACTTTTTCGTTTTCATTACGCGGGAAAACTTGTTGAACATCAGCCTGTCCTTCGTTAAGAACCCATTTCCCGCGCTTTTGAATTTTTGCGCCAGCATTTCCGATTTGTGAGTCATCTTCAACGATTGTTGTCTTTGTCAGTGGTAAAGGCTGTATCTGCTGGATTCCTACGTCATCTGCAAAAGCCGCGACATAAATAGCATCACCGTCACGCAACAAGTGTTTTGCAAGGGAAAAGAAGCGGCTCCGGAAATCTAATTCATCAGCGGCTGCAATTGCCTGACTTTGCAAAAGCTTTTCGTCGTCTGAAAGCTTCGTCCCAGCTTTAATGAAAGGCCCTTTGTAAGCATAGGCTGTAAGTAAGGCTAAGCGAGTGATTGCGTTATTCAACTCCGGGTCGGTCTTTAAAAACGACTGATAGGACTGGTATTTATTCTTTGAATCCTGGAAAGGCTCTAACGCCGATGATAAAGTTGCAAGTGTGGATGTACTTGAAGAAGTTTGAAGTTTCTTTGGCTTAAAGCCTATTTCCAAGCGACCGATTTTCATTACAAAACCTCCACGACATTAGGCAAGAAAGCTGACGACAAGTGCTGTTGAATTGCCCAGAATCCTCTCGTAAGGGCGTCCACCGTGTCTATCTTGCCACCTTTGACAACACCAATTCGACGGCTATCGAGGATTAAAAGGGAGCCGAACTCTTCCAGAATTTGTGGGTAGTTACATAATTCCAAGTGTCGGTCGTAGAAGGCATGACGTACTTCATCATGTTCTTCCTTTCTGTTAGGCTTAAAGATGACCTGGACACCCATTCGGCCGATTTCCTCAAGAGCTTCATGATAGAACCATACATCGGTAATTAAGTACCGTATCGGAAGTTTTTGGCAAATGTACACTAAGAACTGGCGCATTTCTACAGGATTAATTGTTCGCTCGGAAAGTTGCGGAAGGAAACGCCAAAGACCGTCAGCGACGACTAAGTCTCCTTCCTTGTGCATTATTGCAACGCCAAAGGCATCGTTCTTTATTGAAGGGTCAAGGGCTAAGAAATACGTTTGTTTCCGGTCAATTACGTTTTCCTGCAGTACTCCGGATTCTAAAAGGTTTGGTCTGTCAGATGCAATTCTAATGACACTTAAGTCCGGATAGTATGACTCTAGTGAAGAATGAGGTTCACAGCCGTAGTCTCTCCAGAACGTAATCGGGTCCTTCACAAGTTCGGCTTGCATTTCCGGAGAGTCTAACGGTTTGTGTGGATTCATATCCCACGTTGTAAATTGTCTAATGAGCGTATGAGGGTCTTGTTTTCTTGAAAGTGTCATGATGATGTCGTTGACATGCCATGGGCTGGAGATAGAAATAACATGACCGTCGAAGCCGAATCGGTTCGTAGACTTCCTTAGGACCGTGTAGACTTGCCAGGCACCGCGTTGAGAAAGCGTTTCATCGTACTTGCAAATTTCATCAAACACGATGCACTTGACGTTGCGGCCAGCGAGAGATGCTGCTGATGCCGCACCGCCTGCAACGACTTCAATATCCGGGTGTCCTCGGAATGTAATGTTATACTCTCGGATGCGTGGGAAGAACTCTTGAAAGAACGGGCTACTTTCAATCTTGACTTTGACTTCATTAAAAATCGTGTCGGAGGCCTGTTCATCAGACTTTGCGACAAGCAGAATGAAAATCGGTGAGTGCGAGGCTAAGCCATAATCTCTCGCCGGGTTTTCTCGAATGAGTAAGTCAAACAGGTCATGGCAGGCAAAGAGCGAGCCGAAAAATGTCTTGCCAGCACCCATACCGCCAATTCCGATAAATTCTTTGTAGCCACTAGTAATGAAGTCTGAAAAAAGCTGCTCCTGCAAAGGGTAAGGGCTGACATCTTTTAGGAAGTACTGTGAGTGTAAAAAGAACGACGGGTCAGATTGTGCGTGCATTATGTACTCAAGTTTCTTGAGCTGGTTCATGCTTCCACCTTAACGACTATGGTAAAGGAGAAGTTCGTAATTCCGGAAATTTCAGGTTTCGCCGAAAGAGTAAGTGTGACAGGCACAATCTCTTGAGATTCTATTTTGCCTGAATAGTTCCACGTTAATGATAAGAACTCTGAAGCATTTGACGGGACATTGTCAAACACCCAGTCTTGCGTTACAAAGGAAAGATTGCCAGGAACAGTGCCTTCATTCCGGACGAAGATGACTTTAGAGACGTTTTCGCCTGGAGGTAAAGAATCCCAGTCAATCTCCGTACAATTTTGAGTACAGTTTGCATCCCACCAGACACTGATTCCGACTGTTGCAATCTTTCCGACGTTCCTTATTGCACGGAAAGCTAGTAAAGCGTAAACGCCTGCAACTAACAGAACGATGAAGATGACTGCTAAGAATATTTTATTGTGTCGACTCATTTGATGCCTCCGCAATTATTTGTGGTAGGGCTTTAAGAAGCTTCTGACGGTCATCCTCGCACAGTTCCGAGAGGAGAAAGGAAGTAAGTTTCGTCATTTGCAGTTGCTGGATGTTTAATTGTACAAGGATGCCGGTCTTAATCTTTCCTTGGAATTCAAGAATGTCACGCATAATGGCCCGGAGTTCTGATGAAAGCTGTGTAACTGCTCGTTCATTAAAAGACGACACTGGAAGGCGTTTTGCTTCATTCAGTCGGTTGATAAATAACATAATGTGCTCCTTCAGGATACTAACGAAGTCATCGGTATCTCTCGCTTGCCTAAGTCGTAATGCCACGCCTTCTTCGGTACTGACGACCTCCCAATGTGTAGTAAAGCAGTGCCAGACCGTAGATTGCGGTAAGTCTAATGCCTTTGCCGCCTCGATGTAAGTCATTTTGCCCTGAAAGACGGCGGTCATGATTTCAAAAGCTCGAGGATGCGCGCAGACTTTACAGCTTTCACTCATTTACTTACGCTCCCTGTCGAGCAATGATGCGTCAGCCCGATATGATATTCAGCGCCACAATGGATGCATTTAACAAGATGTAATGGGTCTCTACAGCCAGTTCCGCAATTTTGCTCCATTGTGCGTGCGCCTTCCAAAATTCAGCCTACCGTTGAGTCGGTTGTTCGTTATTTTAATTTTTGACCATATATTTAACGTTAGAGCGACATCCATCATTCGAGACAATCAATAGATGGAGACAGTTTACGGGATGAGTAGTTTGGCGTACCGTGATGGTTAGGATGAGAGGTTTTGGGGAAAACAGCTACTTCGTTAGTTTATTAAATCTTAAGACTTGATTTTCGCGAATTGAGACTTACGATATGATATATTAAAACTTAAGACTTCAGACTCAAGCCTTATGATATGGTATATTAAATATTAAGACACGATACTTAAGACTCAAGTCTTAGGGGTTATAACAAAAATAGTAATATATAAATGTTTTGAAATTAAGAAAAGATTTATATATAAGAGTGGTATTAATATATTTTAGAAAAAAAAAGATGAAAAAAAATGTTTGAAAAAATTGAAGAAGATTTTGAAATAAAAGATGAAATAAATTGTTTAAATAAGAAATTTGATTTAGAAGAATATAAATATATAAAAATGAAGTTAGAAAGTAAATGTATGAATAGAATAAGTATATTAAGAAAAATGTATAAAGATTATGATATAGGAATAAAAGAGTTTGAATTAAATAAAGTTAAAGTTGGAAAAAGATGGTATAATAAAAGTAGTAGAAGAAAGTAAAAAAAAAAAATAGTAAGATATAAGAAACAAGAAACAAGATTCAAGTCACCAGACATCACGTAAAGCGCGAAGCTAAGCGCTTAAACCCAAGCAAATAGCTAAGTCCAAGTACTAGCGCAATAGCGCAGTACAGCTGGCATGTAATAGCTAGCAGCGAAAAGCTGAGCCTAGCTGCCAGCTTCACAGTTACAGCCTTACATCAGAAGGCGTAACAGGAGGCGAAAAGAATATGCCGAAAAGTTTGAAAGAACTTGCGAACGCCAAGCGAAATGTCAAGAAAGTTGGCGGAAAGAAAATCGACTTCAAAGCAATCGTACAACGCATCATCGAAAGCAACGAGTACTGGACTGTAAGCGAAGTCCATGTGCAGTTAGTGCAGAAGAAAGTCGGACGCTTCCGAACAATGAAGCTACTGAATGGAGCATGCACTGCAAAGAAAATTGAACGACTGTACGAAAATGGCAAGTTCTACTACGGACCTATTACCAAGCAATAAGCTTGGAAGATTCGTAGAAGAACTCTTCCACCTTTTCTTAGTCAGTTCGAATCAAAGTAAACGGAGGTGAAAGAAATGAAGTATGAGGAAAGTGTTGCAAACATCAATAAAGATGGAAAACAAAGTGTTTGTCTACGACTTCATCCTATTGCACAGAAATTCTTGGAATTAATCCAAGAAGAATTTGACAATCCAGTGACACCAGAATTCGGAAGAAAATCGATATTTCCGGACACATCGGATTATCCACGACCGATACAACTAATTTGCGATGCTTTGCTAATAGTCGATGGACAGTGCTGCGAATGCGATTACATGATTACAAGCGACGAAGATGAAAAACATGATTTCGAAGCATTCAAGAAGACAATAAAAGACCATGGCGGGTACAATGATGTTTCCAAAGACGAATGGAAACAACTTTGGAACAGAATAAAACCTTTAATTGCAAAAGAAATGATAACTTGGAAGCCGTAGGATAGGCTTCGTATATCCTTCCAGAGCGATGCCGCGATGAAGGCACTAAACATTGGAGGTGAAAGAATGAACGTGAAAAAGCAATTCGAAAAGTTCCTGAAGGCATGCATCGACTGTGACAACTTCGAAGCGAATCCAATATTACAAGACTACATGGGACCTGAACTTACTGAGTACATCGAATGCGAAATCTTACGCGAACCAACGCATCCGGAACTTATTCGGAAAAGGTGCTGACGAGGCCGTGAGATTCGGCTGAAACGGCAAGCGTGATGTTGCTGCCGTACACCTGCTCGCGCATGATGCGGTCGGGCGCGGAAACCTGGACCGTTGAGTTGCGACTGACGTAAAACCAGGGACGTTTTGCCTTTGTGCACCTGGGCTGTAGCCAACACTAGGGCTTTGTAGCCGGCACCATAGCGCATCGCGTTACTTGAGTAGCTAGATACTAGTGAACCTAATCATTATACTTACACGTGTTATCTTTACATTCTAAACCGATATGCACTAAGTTTGATGAGGAGGACTATAACGATAATCATCTTCATCATCATCGTAAACAACTTTAAATATCAGGTCAAAAACAAAAACTTATGAGGTGACCAGCATGAAAAACGATAATGAGGCGACTAAAATTAAATGCCCATACTGCGGCTATGAATGGGAACCGAGGATACCAAACCCAAAAACTTGCCCGTGCTGTAAACGCGTCATAACCCTCCCGAAAGAGTACCAGGAAAAACAACAGGAACGGAAACAAATATTAGTGCAACAAATCGACTACACAAAAGAGACCGGCTTCGTCAAGTGCTATATCTGCCACCAAAAAGTCGGCATGATTTACATGGAACTACTAGGCGAAGAACCAAAGCATTATTGCGTGCAACATGCGGCTGAAAAAATTGCATCATTAAAACAACTTGACCAGTATGAGGTGGCTACGCAGTGTCGAACACCGTAGACCGTTACAAAGTCGAAGAGTACTGGTGCAAAATCATCAACAAGAAAGTTTACTTCGAATTCTACACTATCACAGACGACGGAGAATATAAAACTGTCCCGCATTGTATGGAACCTTGCGACAAGTGCACGATGCATAATCGTAATCCGAAGTGTCCGACGTGTGGTCGGCCGTTCTTTTCATAACACCGCTTCCACAAGATTTATAAAGGTTGTTTCCGATACTACTTTTGCAGACAAACTTTCGTCTGCAGGCGTGAAAGAACATGGAAAAGATTGAAAGAACGTTCGCCTTCTTTAAGGAGACAAGACGAACGTTTAGGTTTCAAGAGATAGGTACTGAGCCGCTGGCAATCGGTACCTTGTATGTTCAGAAAACCAGCTTCCCCGAAATACCGAAGCACATTAAGGTGACAGTCGAGGTGCTAGAAAGTTGAAAGCAACAAGTCAGGGCAAATGGTTCCGGTCCGCATTCCTGAAAAAGGAAATAGAAGACGGCGATTACCCCCTTGCAGCGATATGCGACTTAATACAAGAAGTAGAAGATGGCGAGCAGATTACAAACCCCGATTATGTAGAAATTGCAAAGAAACTGCACTTAGTTGAAGGTGATTGAGTAGTGCCAAAAGTTATACGTGCTGAAGTGCAAATCACTGCTTACATCGATTGGTATCCAGAAGACTTTGAAACGCCAGAAGAATGGGAACACTTTCGAGCGATGATGCTCACTGACCAAACGTTTGCAAAAGACAAAGTCATGGAAAATGATGACCTTCTTGAGGAAAGTATTGCAGATAAAATCGCAGAA